GTTCATCATATATTGGATTTATAACTAATAGTCCTATAATAGTATCTATTGACGAATGTGAAATTCAAGAAAATATTGATACTCCTATTGGAGTGACATATGAATCATATCAAATATCTAATCATTTTGAAACATCTGTTTCTCAAAGTAATGAATTTGATGGAGTTGGCGCATACATAGATGAATCTAGTAACGGTGATTATCTAGAATTCTTTTTAACATTTAATGGAGGTTTCCCAGAAGACTTAATATCTATATTAAATAGACGTAATCCAGCTAACGATTACATAATAGCACATGAATTAACAATATATGAACAAATAGGCTCTTCATTCATAGAATCTTCTAGACTAGCCTTTTTCCAAGATAATAATTTTGATGAAGCTAATCTATATAGACCAGTTTTGAAAAACGCTAATAATGCAGTAAGTATGTCTATAGACTATATAGCTAGGTTAGTTAATAGATTAAATGGAGATCAGGTCATAAGGGAAGCATCTTTAATAGTAAATTCTCCAAAGAAATATGGACTACAACTTCTTAAGTTAGAGTTACGGGACAAGCCTCAATCTCAAATTGTATATAATAAAATATATAAGAAAAACTTTGAAGCGACTGAGCTTTTTATAGACCCTTCACAATCTTCAGTGGCATCCTCTTCTGTTAACGACACTGTGACACAGGTAATAACTAAAACTGAATATGTACCTTTATTTTTCAATAGTTCAAAGATATCTATATCTAATAGGGGCGGTCTTGTTACTGAGACTGATAACATGGAAACCGTAATTTTTCCAAATGGGGACCTGAGATTTATACTTTCACCATTCGATAACTATTTAAAATTTCAATTATATACATATCAATCGGATAAATCAGTGCCGTTAGATTTAAACATAAACGCATCCGTCTATCGTGCAGTTTTTGAAACGCCTTCCGGTAAAATAAAAATAGATAATTTAAATGATGCAACTAAGGAAAATCTATCAAATGGTGAAATAATATTTAACATTCCAGAATCAAGCAGTACTGCGATATTTGAGTCACAGAACAATAGTTTTTATATTACATCAGTTGCTAAGGATGGTACTGAAACTATGATATATAATGGAGAATGGAGAAATCCAAGTCAGCAATCTGACGTAAACGCTGCGATTGCTGTCATTAAAGCAGAACAAGACGCTTTAATACAAACTACACTTACTGAAATAAATGATTCCATTAAAACTGAAATTACCAAAGCTGAACGCGATATAGTCAATAGCTATGTAGACATAGATGTGCCTGGGCTTGTAAAAAAGAAGGTTCGTAAAGCAATATCGGCAGTGAATAAATTTGGTATGAAATATCCAACATCTATTAAATCTTCTAAGAAAGATGCATAGTAATGTGTGAATATAACTAAAATGGTAAAAACAATAACGAAAACAAAGATAAATAAAAAAAAATAATTATCCAATTGATGAAGGCTTTTATAAACAAAACAATTACTGAATTATCAAACAGTAACGCGTTGAACTCAAACTCTCTAATAAAGATGTTAGTTGAATCTACTAAAAATAGTATTGCGTCTGGAGATTCAACATCACATACGTATAATACTTTGAAGGACGGATTATCTAGTCTAAACTCACATTTAAATGATAAAACTCTAAATATAATATTAGAGCAAATGAAAAAGTTTGAATATTCTGACTCTAATAAAGTTGATGAAATAGGTGCAGAATTAAACTTAATGGAAGAATTATCTGTTATACGGAATAGTGATGCTCATTCTGATCCAATCATATTTCACAACGTTAATGTAACTACTGATAAACTAAAAACCGAACCTAACTTTAGATGTTATGAGTTCTTTATTAATGCGTTTAGTAAGTATACTATGTACGAGTCTATAAACAATGCAGTTAATAAAGTAAATACATACTTGAGTAAAAATCAAGATAAACTATTAGTATTGGAAGCTATTCATATAATGAAAACTACAGCTACAGACTTATATACCGATTCCATAGACAAATTAAGTTTAGCACTTGTGTCTGAGTCATATTCTAGCGACTTTATTAAATATAAACTTAATTTCAAATTGCCAGTAGTTAATGAATTATATAATAGACTATCGATATTGGAATCTTCTAGAGATAATAATTTCTCAATAGGAGGTGGTAACGCTTCATGTACTATTCGTAACACAGTTTCTCCTTCTATGAAAATTGGTAAAAATACAGTGGTATTATACATGGACGACAAATTCATAGCTTTATCTGGTAAAAGTTTAAAAAATGGAAATAAATTATCAAGTGGCGCAAAGTCTAACATATATGAAATGAACACCGAGCACATAAAAAATAAATATAGTGAATTCTATACACTATGTGAATCTTTTTATAAATTAGGATTTAAACCAAATCATTTAGGAAGTGGAATAGTTTCAACTCAAATCAAGAATTTCTCAATGGAATTTAAAGCTGAAGAAGATGGTATTCTTAATCTTTACGTAAATGAAAATAAAATAGAAGATCCAAACGCTATAAACTTTTCTGAATTGTTAACTGTAGAAAGTTTAGATGTTAAATCTAGAGTTTCTAATATATTAAAATCTACAGACTCTATATTTAATTTCGAATTTATTAAGACATTAACTAATCAGCTTACTTTAAAGGAGGCTTACGTAATGGAATTGAATAGTGATTTTCATATCTGCGAAAAAATAAACAACGTAGAACGCATCTGGAAAAATGATATAAATGAACATAAGTTATATGGTTATATCATGGAGAATTTTAAATATGATATAAGCCCAATATTTAAAGTAAAGATAAACGAACAAGTTCAAGCTATTAAAGACATAGTTTCTAAAAAGGAAGAAATAATAATAAATATCTCTAAACTAGAAGAAAACATTAAGAAGATTGATGAAAACATGGCATCTGGTGAAATAGATTCTACTTACTTTAATCAACTTGAAACTATTAAAGAGCAATTAGAAACTAAAATAATTTCTTTAAAGGAACAGTCCGTACGGTACGATCTAAAAAAAAAAGAATTAGCACTATAAACGAAAGCCTCGATGGAAATTATAAAAATACAATTTCTTATAAAATAGGCCAGTCTGTAACTGTTAATGGAAAAATAGGTACTATAATCGGTATAAACGGTGCAACGAACACTTATCAAGTCATGGTGGGTGGAATTTCAAAATCTTATTCTAGTAAAGACCTTTCTAAGCTTAAAAAAGCTAATAGGAACAAGAAGGGATTGAAAAGAAAGAAGGCGATTAAAGAAAAAACTCTATATAAAGAGCAAAACGGTTAAACCTTAACTATTTTTTTAGTATTATATAAAAAACAAAATGTTTATTATATGAAAAAGTTTATAGAGTGGTTTAATTTAAAGTTAGGTTGGTTTTTCGTAAACGGCAGGAAACAGGAAGGATATGCTAAGGAAATGCAGTATAAATATTACACATCATATTCTAACTATGAATCTAAAGAAAAGCGCGAAAAGAATAATAAGACAAAGCATAAACAATCCATTTGTCAAGAAGCTCATAATATTGTAAATGATAGAAACGAAGAAAAGGAAAGAATGTATGGCCCCTTTTCAGAAGGTATGGACAGGGCTGCTCTGATATTCAACGGGATGTCTGGATTAAACATAACTGGTAAAGAGATGTACATTGCTTTAATAGCTTTAAAGTTCTCTAGAGAGTCTTATACGCATAAGCGTGATAATTTATTAGACGCAGTCTCTTATATACAAGGATTAGATAATTACGAAAACAATAAAAAATAAATTTATGAAAAAAATAGCTATTATATTAGGTAGAGGCGTAGAAGGCTGTGGAGTAACTCGATGTGCAGTAGAATTCCAAAAGGCAACTCCAAATACAAAAATATTCGCAACGTTAGATAAAAAGTGGTCTCGTAGAGATACAATGGTATTTGACAAAGACGAATTCATTTGTGGAAACTCAGAAGAAATGGACAGAGTATTAAAAGAAGTTAATGAGAACTTTGATATGGTTCTTATATACTCAGTTCCTTCTAAGAAACATCCTGAAGACTGTCAAACTAATTTCGTTAAGCTTGTTCAAGGTATTTCTCTACCTAAAGCAATTGTTCAATTAGATCATAAAATGCAATCGCTGAGCAGAAATGGTAAATTTGATGAGATATGTAGCAGCGTAGATGTATTAATGACGCATTCATTAGAATCAGATTTTACTAGATGGGCTATCAGAGAAAGTGTTACTACTCCATTTAAAAAAATGGCATTGGGATTTACATATGACGACCATAGAGCTAAGTATTGGTTACCTATTGAAGAACAAGATCATAAGACTATTAGATGGATTGGTAGACTATCCGGCTGGAAGGGTCCTAATTTAATGATGGATTTCCATGCTCAACACATGAAAGAACAAGGTTTCATAACTATCTTAGAGGGTCTTGAAGCATCTATTGGATGGGCAGGTATCTTATATGAAAAGGGAGATTCTAAACAGGGCAAGCCTTATTATAAACCTGGAGAAATAGTAAATCACTTTAGACCACAGAAAGAATTAGGAGAAGTGAAATTTAATACTGATATGTATGGAACCGAGGAACCTGGAATGGGATCTTACCTGTATCCGCCGTATAATAATGTAGATTGCATGGAAAGAATGGCAAAGAGTGCATATGGATCTGATCTTTAT